AGAAGAAGCTGAAGCTCACGCAAAGACTTTAGGGTGTGAAGGGTATCACGAACATGAATTAGACGGTAAAACGGCTTATATGGCTTGTAAAGACCATTCTGAAGCTACAGAATTATCAAAATTTATTGAAGAATTTGGAGAAGACGAGCCTGAAGGTTATACTTTATTGGATGAAGAAATGGTAGATGATGAGCATCAAGATTTTGATTTTGAAAATGAATTAAACGAAATAGGAAAAGTAGAACTTGCAACTGTACCTAAATCTGATAGAGATGGATTAGATGACCAAGATGGTTGGAGTAAAAAGGTTGGTAAATTTTTTAAAGTAAGATATAAATACGATAGAGATTCTGCACTAACTAATAAATCAGGAACCAAAAGAAGTTTTTGTAGAAAAATGATGAGTGCGAATAAACTATATAAAAAATCTGATTTAGTAGCATTAGAAAATAAGGAAGTAAATCCTGGTTTTGGTATTGGAGGTTCGAATAAATATTCCATCTGGCTTTATAAGGGGGGACCACAATGTTTCCATCGGTTTATCAGAAAAATTTATGTAATGGAATTAGAAGATGCTTGGAAAGAAAAAGACATTACAAGATATGGAAAATTAATTTCTACCGCTAAAGCTAGAAGTCAAGGTTTTTATCCTAAGCCAAACAACAAAAAAGTAGCACAAGCACCTAGAACAATGAAAAATAACGGATATTACAATTAATTATGGCATATGTACTCTTCATATCAGAAACGAAGCTGAAAGACAGCACCGCAATCAACCTCAACGTAAGTGTCGATTTACTTCTTCCATTTGTAAAAGAAGCTCAAAAGCTTTATGTTGAAACAGCACTAGGAACTGACCTTACACAACATTTAAAAGATGAAATTATAGCAGGTACTTTAGCAGGAGCAGACAAAACTTTAGTAGATGAATACATTGGCGATATGTTGCCGGGATATAGTCTTTACCACGCTATTCCATATCTACGCCACAAAATCGAAAATGGCAACATATATAGCAAATCAAGTGAAACTGGAACAGCCTTAACTACAGAAGAATCCCAAGCATTCAGAGAAGAAATTTTAAATACTGCCTCTTACTATAGAGAAAGAATGATAGACTATATAAGAAACAATACAACTAGCTTTCCTGCTTTTTCTACAAATTCTGGTTCTGACGTTTCTCCATCATCTGAAAACTATTATAACGGAATGAACCTTGAAAAGCCAAGACAAGGAACTAAACTTACATTAAGGAATTTTTTAACTCCTGATTTAACATAATGAAAAAGCATTACAAAACAAAACCAAAGAATATAACTAAGCTCAAATCCTACTTGGAAAGTAAGCCTAAAAATAAAACAAATGAAAGAGGTACAAGACACAATCCAAGTAGCGGTCGCTAACGGCTCGGCAATCGCATTTAGCATAGTGGAAGCTAATGAAATTTTAACGCTAATTTCTTTAGTATTAGCTATATCATATACGATATATAAATTCATTAAATTTAACACTAAGAAATAATGCCTAAAAAACGTAAGCTAAATAGTTTGAACCCTAAGTATCAACCTGAAATTAAAAAAGATGATAAAGTGGTTAAGAAGTTTATTCAAGAAGTTAAGGGCGTTAAAGTGTACGCAATCTATTCCAAGTAATTTGGCTTCAATCAATCTCCTAATCATAAGAGATACATTTACTAAAAAATCTACCATTGGTGAATTGTTCTTAAATGGAGAACGTATGTGTGATACTTTAGAGTTACCGTGGAAAGACAATCAAAGAAGTATATCTTGTATCCCTGAAGGTGAGTACAAGGTTAGACTAAGATTAGCAAGAGAATCCGCTACAAGAGACTACTTACACCTTCTAGTTCAAGATGTACCCAACCGAGATTGGATATTATTTCATAGGGGAAATTCCGCAAGTGATAGTCGTGGTTGCATACTAGTAGGATTAGGAAGCCAACAGAACTTTGTTCAGAACTCTACATTTGCAATGGATTTATTAGTCAAAGAAATACTTAATTTAGGCGGCACAAACATTAATTTAATAATCAAAAATAAATAATATGAAATTTTTAGAAAAGTTTTTAATCGGACAGATGTTCAAATCCAAGAAGTTTTGGTACGCTGTGAGTTCAGTAGTCGTACCTGTAATTGTAACATTTTTAGGTGTAGATGAAACTACAGCTACAAACCTTTATTATGCTCTACTTACATTAGTGGTAGGACAAGGAATAGCAGACGTTGCTAAAAGATAACAGATATCGATTAAAGCCACACGAAATAGTGGCATTAAAAAAGATGAGGGAAACCGAAGCCAGAAATGTTCTGGTTATCGGTGACCTTCACGAACCATTTTGTCTTGATGGATATCTTGACTTTTGTTTAGAGCAGTACGAATACTACAATTGTACTCAAACAATCTTTATAGGAGATGTCATAGATAATCATTATAGCTCCTACCACGAAACGTCAGCAGATGGTATGGGTGGAGCGGATGAATTAGACCTAGCTATTGAAAAACTTTCTAAGTGGTATAACGCTTTTGACGAAAAAGGTACAAAAGTTATAGTGGGCAATCACGATAGAATTATAATGAGAAAAGCACAGACTTCAGCTATTCCTAGTAAATGGATTAAGTCTTACAAAGAGGTTTTAGGAACCCCTAATTGGGATTTTGTAGAACGCTTTGAACAAGATGGGGTTCAGTACATCCACGGAGAAGGTGGAACGGCTAGAACCAAATGTCGTGCTGATATGATGAACACCGTGCAAGGACACCTTCATACACAATGCTATACAGAGCATTATGTCGGCAAGAAGTTTAGAGTATATGGAACTCAAGTCGGTTGTGGAATAAATCATAAATCCTATGCTATGGCTTATGCTAAGTATGGAAAAAGACCTGCTGTTGGTTGTGCTGTAATACTGAACAATGGTAAAACCCCTTTAAACCTTTTAATGCCTTTGTAATGGAAGAAAATCCAAGCATAAAACTTTACTTAATGTATATGCTTATAATCTTAGGTGTTTTATTGCTTAGTTTATACACCTATTAAGCCTTTTAAGGCACTTTCACAACTTTTTAACCCCTATATACTAGACAAGCTATAAAGTTTGCCCTAGATACCAACATCTAAAATGTTGATAACTTTGTAAGTAATTATGTTAATATCTTTATTAATTGGTCTTTTTTCTGTAATTTTGTCAAACATTAATCAATATAAATAAAATGAAAACACTAAACATTAAAACAGGAGCAGATTACAAAGTAACTCACAAGCTGACTAAAGTAGTTCAATTTATGAATGCTCAAGAACTAGCAACATTTGTATTTAAAAATGACTACAAGAAATATGACATAGAAAATACAGAAAAGAGATTAATAGATATGATACCATCTTGGCTTTTATATACATCTCTTACATTATTAACCTTAGCGTCTATATTGCTACACATACAACTTAACTACTAATGGAATTAAAATGCGAAGACTATTACTTTTATCCTAATGGACAATACAAGACATTTTCTAAATGGGATAGCCAACTTTACAGCTTTGATAATGATTGCCACGAAATTAGCACAGCAGTTAGAATATTTGGCACACAAAAACAAATACATGCAGCTCTTGATGACATCTGTACAATTACAGGGCTTAATCTTGATGAAACTTTTACTTACGAAACAGAAAAGAAGGGCAGCTATTGGGAAGAAATAGTATTTAGTGAAACTAGAAAAGATAAACCAACACTAAAAGAGTATAACGATATTGTGAATAAAAAGCTCAAGCAATATAAAGAAGCATACAAAATAAATAAAAGAGCTTTAATTTTAAACTTAAAATAATGGACAACGAACAACTAGCAAAACATTTTTCTGAATCTCAATTAGCAGATGAAGAAATTAAACAATTTCACAAAAGACAAGAAGAAATGGATAAAATAGACAAAGAGAACCCCTTACCTGAATTAATACACAAAAGAATGAATGATATTAATACATTTCAAGCACACGAAAACGAAGTATATTTAAGGGGTACAGATGAATATGGAAAAGACTTTCAAATCTGTTTTGACTCTTACGACTTTCTAAATTGGATTGATACAGAACAAATAGAATACATAAAAGAACAATTAACTAAATACATAATAACAAAATGAAAACATCTATTAATCAATATGAATTTGCAAATTGGTTTGCAGAACACAGACCAAATAACTTTAGTCCAATAGGAAGATTAGAGCTTTATGAGATGCTAAAAAGCTATGAAGAAGATACAGGTGAAGAAATAGAATTTGACCCTATTGCTTTCTGTTGTGAATATAGAGAGTATCAAGATATGGAAGAATTTTGGCAAGACTATGAAAAAGAAGACTATCCTGATGAAGAATCAATAATGGATGCAACATTTTATTGGGCTTTTGGAAATGGAGATTCTTTTATAATACAACAATTTTAATTAAAATAAATTTTGTATTTTTAACAAAATTATTAACTAAACTAAACAGATATGAAAACAGAAAAAATCAAAGAAAAGTATATCCATTACGGATTAGAAAAAGAAGATATTTTCAAGCACCAACACTATTTAATCATAACACGCAGTGGTATAGAGAAAATCCAAGCTATTGAAGGAATCAATATAGACTATACAGTTGTAAAGTGTGAAAAAGATTTTTGTGTAGTAAAAGCAGATGCAGATAATGGAGATGATAAAATAATTCAAACTTTTGGTTCAGCTCTCAAAGGAGAAACATATAAAGATGGTAATACTAATAGTTGGTACGTAATGGAAATGGCAGAGAAAAGAGCTATGAGCAGAGCGGTTTTAAAATTAACAGGATTTTATGAATTAGGGGTTTTCTCAGAAGATGAATCAGAAGACTTTAAAAAGAACTAACATAGGTTTTGAAAGGGGTTAGTAATTCAATTAATAACTCAGCGGTTATACTTTGTAATAAATTACAAGTCCTCTTTCAATTCCTTTTTTTAATAATTAAATAAATAAAAAAACAATGAAAATTACAGGAAAATTAGCAAAAAAATTAGATAGAGAAACAGGAACATCTAAGTCAGGAAAGGCTTGGGAGAAACAATCAATCTTAATTGAACAATCAGGAACAGAATATAACAAAGAAGTCGTAGTTAGTTTCTTTGGCGATAAGGTTAAAAACCTTAGAGATATTCAAGAAGGCTCAGAGGTTAGCGTTTCAATCAACTTATCTTCAAGAGAATACAATGGAAAATACTACCATAATATAGATGGTTGGTTTATAGCTAAACTTGGTGAACAAACAGTAGGAACTGCTGATGAAAATATGCCTTTCTAATGATAAATGAACCTAAAAATAACTTTAAAACTTTATGTAACCTTACAACATCATTAATGGGGTTACGTAAAGGTTCACTAGCCTATAAAAGTAGGAAAAGTGAATTACAAGTACCAAGAGCAGTGGCTTCGGTTATTGCTCGAATGGTAGATAATATACACCCTACTATAATTGCTAAAGAAATTAAAAGAGATAGGGTATCTGTTTGGCATTATGAGAAAATGCATCAATCTAATTATTCAAGTTGGGAAAAATATAGAAATACTTTCAACAAAGTATATAATGCCTACACAAATCTACAAGGAACAAAAAGAACTTTTACTGATATGTTTCATTTAAGAGCTCATCTTAAAGAACAAGGGGTAAAAAATAGTATAAAACCACAAACTATAATTAGAATCGCATCAGGAAAAGTAAGGGTTGATGTAAAAGTTTCTTATAGAGATTTTTACGACCAATTAGAATTATGTAAGTTAGCCCTTAGAAATTGTAATTATAATTTAGAAATTTTATGAAACACCTTTTAAGTAGTACAGCATTTATAGTATTAAATAAAAATCTAGCAAAGCAGGTAGGATTAAAAGAGGCAGTCCTACTTGCTGACCTAATTAGTAAAGAAGAATATTTTATAGCTAATGGAATGACTGATGGTTGGTTTTTTAATACTGAAGCTAATATAGAAAAAGACACAACACTTAATCCATATCATCAAAGAAAATGTATTAAAAAACTTAAAGAAAAAGGCTTAATAGAAATAAAAAGAAAAGGGATACCTGCAAAACAATACTTTAAAATAAATGAAGAACAAGTTCTTCAAATTTTAAACAACTTGTTAGTTGAAAATTCAATAACTATTAATAAGAATAAAGAAATAAAAATAATTAATAAATACTTTAAAAAGCCAGGACTTTTAGAAGTTAAAAATTATTGTATATTACGTAAAAATAATATAGATGCAGAAGCATTCATAGCTTTTTATGAATCTAAAGGTTGGATGATAGGTAAAAATAAAATGAAAGATTGGAAACAAGCAGTTATAACTTGGGAGAAAAGAAACTATAAAAAACCAACAATGTCTAAATTAGATGCACAATTAAGTCAATATGAACAAGCAAAAAAATTATTATGAATATAGATAAAGGAGAAATAGTATATTGTAATTTAGAGGTTGAATATAAAAGAAATAAAAGAACTTATTTAAAACAATTAAACAATTTTGTATTTTCTAGAAATTATGATGATAATAATTATCCTAATATTGATGTTGTCAAATATTCTATGTTTATAAATAAAATAGATAAAAAAAATGCACAATACATATCTAATGTAAAAATTGTAAATTTGGATATATTAGTAAGAACAGGATATAAACATAAATATGAAAACACTAACATCAGAAAATTTACAAGAATTAACTAAAAAAGTATTAGATTTAATAGCTTTAACTTCTGTTGAAATAGGTCACAGAACTGATGCAAAAACTCTAGCTAGTCTAAGTAAAATATTTGCAACAGATTTAATCCAAGAGAAAAGCTTCGGTAAAATGACATTCAACCAAATACAAGATGCTTTTAGATTAGGTGTAAGATTTGGAAAAGATGAACCTTTTTTAAATATCAGAACTTTTTACAAATGGGTTTATGCCCATAAAAAAATAATAGATGATGCAACTTATCAAGTAGAAACTTTAAAACAAAAGAATGTACCTTATTACCAACCACCAATTAAGTTATTAAAATGACAAAAGAAAAACTTTACAATCCTGATAAGTGTAGTTCCTTTAAGATGCAATTTGGATTTGACCAGCTAACTAATTACATGCCTAACAACAGAAGAAAAAAACCTACAAACTATGAAAACAATTACAATTACATCAAGCCAAGTAAAGAGTCAATCTGACGCAATACTTTGGCATCTAAAAACTTATGGAAGTATAACAAGCTATGAAGCTATAAAAGAATATGGAGCAACAAGACTTTCAGCCATTATCTTTAATCATAGAAAAGAAGGATATGATATTGATAGTGTGCCTTTAACTAAAAAAACTAGATTTGGTAGAAATACTACAATTGCCAAATATATCTATACAGCACCACCTCAAGAATTAATACAAGAAATGCTTTGGTAAAGTCAATTAGCAAACTTAAAAAAGAACTAGACAAATTTTTTAGTCTTTTCATTAGGTTAAGAGATGCAACTGATGAAGGGCTTGTACAATGCTTCACTTGTGGGGTTGTAAAGTATTATAAAAAAGGTATGCAATGTGGTCATTTTCAATCAAGAAATTTTCTAGCTACAAGATTCGACGAAGAAAATTGCCAGCCACAATGTGTTGGATGTAATATGTTCAAGCAGGGAGAACAATATAAATTTTCATTATATTTAGATGCAAAATATGGTGAAGGAAAAGCACAAGAGCTACAATATTTAGCAAAGTCAATAGTCAAGTTTACTAGAATAGATTATGAAGAAAAGATAGTTTATTACAAAGACCTTGTTAATAAGTTAAAAAAAGAAAAGGGAATTGAGTAAACTTTTATTATAAGTTTGCGTATGCGGAAAACGATTTATGCAAACGAAAAACACAAACAAGCAATAGAAACTTATTTGTTAATGTGTAAAGAGTTTGTAAAAGAAACAAGCACTAAAGTAAGATACCAAAATTATTTAGAAGTAATAGATTTGATTTTAGAATATCACAACTCTTACGGAACAGGAACAAAAGAACACAACTTCTTCGACTGGTTGATGATAATACCAATTAATGTATCAGTTGCAACCAATGGTTATTTTGCAGCATTAGAAACTAAAGGGAATAGAGCAATCCTTAGAGCATATAAAGTAGTGCTTGATGAGCTATTGCAAGAAACAGTAGACAAGATAGATTCAATAGAACCTGAAGATGACTGAGATATATGCAGAAATATCAAAGTTGTCAAATAAGTTTAGAAAGATGGCTTATGGTATTACAACAGATAAAAATAAAATTGATGATGCTGTTCAAGAACTTATGTTATATTTTCTCCAGATGAATCCAGAAACTTTAAAGAAAATTTACGACAAAGATGGAATACAAGGAGTTATTAAATATGGAGCTGTAGCTTTAAGACGTTCTTTAACAAGTCCAAGAAGTGCATTTTATTATAAGTATCAGAAATACTATACAAATTTAGTAGGAGTTTATATGACAAATACATCAAAAGATAATTTTCATAAAAGCATTTACAATCTACCAGAAGAAAAGTTAGAAAATAATCAATGGGAAAAATTAGAAGAAATTGACAAAGCTTTAGAAGACTCTAATTTTACTTGGTATGATAAGAAGGTGTTTGAACTTTATTATTGTGAATCGAATACACTTAATTCATTAGCTAAAAAAACAAGAATAAGTCGCAACAGTCTTTTCACAACAATAGACAAAGTAAGGACAATGCTTAAAAAAGAATTAAATGAATAAGTTTTTTGTACCTAACGAAGTCTATGAAGATAGAATAGCAATATGCAAAAGTTGTGTTTATTATAAAAAATTACTTGGAAATTGTTCCGTTTGTAAATGTTTTATGAAAGTTAAAGCACGAATAGCTCCTATGGCTTGTCCTCAAAAATATTGGGATAAAACGACAGAAGTTGAAACGCCTGATGATTTACCGCAAGAAATAATAGATGAAATTTTAGATATGTGGAAAGACTTAAAGACAGGTAGAGCAAAAGATGTTCAAGCTAAAAAGAGGATGATAGAAACATATAATACAATTTTTATGACTTCCTATTCTCCTACTACAAATTGCGGTTCTTGCATATCAACTTGCTTTGATGGAATAAAAAAACTATATAAAAAATACAATGAATAAATTACAAGTTAAAAACCTTTAAAAAATGAAAATATTAATATTAATAGCTGTAGTATTTGCAATAAGTGCAATTTTGCTTTTGTATATAGATTACAGAATTAAGAAAAAAAACAATACTGAGTTATATAATAACATAAAAAATTTAAATGATGACGATAGATTATAAAAAAACAACAGAGCCAAGTTACTACTTAGGAAAAAAGTATGGTTATTCAGCTAGGAAAGTAGTCGAAGATTTTGACTTATCTTATAATTGTGGTGTTGCAGTTTCTTACCTTCTAAGAGCAGGAAAAAAAGATGGAAACCCTGCTGAACAAGATATACATAAAGCGATAAACCATTTGCACTTTGAACTAGACAAGCTGTATAAGAAAAGTGAGGTTAAAACAGGAGGACTAGCAAAATGACAATAACTAATGAAGACAATATGGAGTTGATGGCTAGGTATGAAGATAATTATTTTGACCTTGCAATAGTTGACCCTCCATTTGGAATTGGGAACTTTGTTCAAACTAACAATAGAGGTTCTGAAGTAGAATGGAATAATAACATTCCTAGTGAAACATATTTCAATGAATTAGAAAGAGTATCAAGAAACAGAATTATCTTTGGAGCAAACTACTATAATTGTTTTGAAGAAAATGGAGGAGCAATTGTATGGATAAAGAATCAACCAATGCCCAATTTTTCAAAATGTGTTATTGCATCTTGTTCTATACATAAGAAGATTGAAATGTACAATCAAACTTGGACTAATTTTGCAGCAAAAGATAGAGCAGGAATTCATCCTTGTGAGATGCCTATTTCATTGTATGAATGGATATTAATGAACTATGCAAAAGAGGGAGATAAGATACTAGACACACACTTAGGAAGTGGTAGTATTGCTATTGCTTGTCATAATTTAGGATATGACTTGACAGCTTGTGAACTTGACAAAGAATATTACAATGAAGCTATGGAAAGACTTAATAATCATACTTCACAATTAAGAATAATATGACACTATATAGTTGTAAATGTGGTAAAGAAGAAAAAGAAGTGGCAAAAGCTAAGATTATCTTTGTTGATGGAAAATGGGTAACTGATGTTAAATGTGGATGTGGTAAGTATATGGATAGCGAACCAAAAGAAGGAATGCCAAACCTTAAAAGAACAGAACCATCACTAAGTAAAAGACGTGATATGTTATGGGATGGAGCAAAGGAAAAGCTGATAGGTGAGCGTGGTATTAATGAAGATTTTAAATAAATGAGACAAAAGTATAAACGATACTCTAAAGAACTTGTAGACCAAATAGTAGAATATTACTTTGATAATAATACTGATAAAAACCTACGAACAATGGCAGATATATTTGAAATAAATCATACAAGCGTAGGAAAGATAATAAGTAAAGCATTAAAAGAAAGACGTGAAAATAGTTTATCACGAAGAGTAGCAAAATATTAAAAAACAAATAATTCAATATTCTATTATATACTATGAAACAACAAGTTAAGATAAGCAAAGTCAAAGGAAACCCTAGCAATCCTAGAATCATAAAGAATGATAAATTTAAGAAGTTAGTAAAGTCAATACAAGAGTTTCCTGAAATGCTAAAGCTAAGACCAATAGTAGTTGATGAAGATATGATGGTGCTTGGTGGTAATATGCGACTCAAAGCAAGTAAAGATGCGGGTCTAAAAGAAGTATGGATAGAAGTAGCTGAAGGTCTTTCTGAAGAACAAAAGAAAGAATTTATAGTAAAAGACAATGTTGGTTTTGGAGAATGGGAATGGGATTTATTAGCTAATGAATGGGATAGCGTACAATTAGCAGAATGGGGTTTAGATGTATGGGAAAATGAAGATGACAAGAAATTTGATACTGATGTAAATGATATATCTGATAGCATAGGAGAAGAATTTAGAGTAGAAATTGAATTAAAATCAGAAAATGAACAACAAGAATTATATAATGAACTAACTAAAAAAGGATATACATGCCGACTTTTGACATTTTAAGAGAATCAAAACCTGAAAAAACTTTTAGAGTTGCATCAGTTATGGGTAAGTTTGATTTGCAAACAGAACATATCAAAGAGCGTTTTCAAGGAAATATAGATATGCCAAATGATTGGCAAATAGGTATAGTAGTTGGTAGTAGTGGAACAGGTAAAACCACAATAGCAAAAGAATTGTTTGAAGATGCTTATGTTACTAACTTTGAATATAAAGCAGAAACAATTTTAGATGATATGCCTAAAGATAAAAGTGTAAATGAAATAACTCAAATATTTAATTCAGTAGGATTCAGTTCTCCACCAAGTTGGTTAAAACCCTATTCAGTATTATCTAATGGTCAAAAAATGAGAGTTGATTTAGCAACAGCACTTTTAAGAGATGACAAATTAATAGTGTTTGATGAATTTACTTCTGTAGTAGACAGGACGGTTGCAAGAATAGGTTCTTATGCTATGCAAAAAGCAATAAGAAAATCAGACAAACAATTTATTGCAGTAACTTGTCATCATGACGTACAAGATTGGCTGCTGCCTGATTGGATATTCAATACAGATAGTATGACTTTTCAATCAATGAAAGGTCAAAAAAAAAATAGACCAGAAATTAAATTTGAAATATTCAATACAAGAGATAAGTCAGCATGGAGAATCTTTGCTAAACATCACTATCTGAGTCACACTCATAATAATGCAGCTCATACCTATGTTGTATTTGTAGATAATCAAATAGCAGGTTTTTGTAGTGTATTACATATGCCTAATAAAAACCCTAAGTTAAAAAGAGTACATAGATTAGTTGTATTGCCAGACTATCAAGGTATTGGAATAGGAGGAAGGTTATTAGATTTTATAGCAAAAAAATATAATGATGAAGGATATACATTTAGCATTACAACATCAACACCAAGTTTAATATTTGCATTGAAAAAACATATTGACTGGAAATGCTATCATCATGGAAGAAGTGTATCAAAAGATAAAATGGGTTCAGGCTCACAAAATAGAATAACAACAGCATTTAGATATATAAAAAATGGAACAAAATAGAACACAAATCGCAAAGAAACAAATGTTAAAAGCACTAGAGTCAAGCTTAGGAGTAGTAACAACAGCTTTAAAGGCAACAAACTTATCAAGAACAAATTATTATAAATGGCTAAAAGAAGATGAAGATTTTGCTCAAGCAGTAAAAGATGTCGACTTAATAGCTAAAGATTTTGTAAAATCAAAATTCTATGAATGTATAAAAGACAAAGTGCCTTCAGTAGTAATACATGGAGCAAAAAATATTTTAGGAATGAATGAAACAAATAAAATAGATGTAACATCAGGAGATAAGCCTGTACATATGCCACTAATAACATTCTACAAAACTGAGACTGAATCATAAATATAACCCTTTATTTGAATCTGACTGCCGTTATTTTATTATAACAGGAGGTAGAGGTTCTGGAAAGTCATTCGCTGTTACAGTATTTTTAACATTGCTTACAATGGTAAGTGGCATTAGAATATTGTTTACAAGGTACACAATGGTATCAGCTCATTTATCTATTATCCCTGAATTTTTACAAAAAATAGGTTTGTTAGGTTATGATGATGATGATTTTTATGTTAATAAGGCTGAGGTAATAAACACAAAAAGCAAAAGTGATATTTTATTCAGAGGTATAAAAACATCAGCAGGTAACCAGACAGCAAGTTTAAAATCATTACAAGGTATTAGTTGTTGGGTGTTAGATGAAGCTGAAGAGCTTATTGATGAAAACACTTTTGATACAATAGACCTTAGTATTAGAGAAAAGAATATACAGAACAGAGTTATATTAATATTGAATCCTGTTACTAAAGAACATTGGATATACAATAGGTTCTTTCAAAGCAAAGGCGTAGAGGGTGGTTTTAATGGCTTTAAAGACAATATATGTTATATTCATAGTACATACCTAGATAACATTGAAAACCTCTCACAAAGCTTCCTAGACCGCATTAAGAACATAAAACATACTAACTTTAAAAAATACACTCACAAAATTCTTGGTGGTTGGTTAGATAAAGCAGAGGGAGTTGTGTTTGAACGTTGGTCATTTGGAGATTTTAATCCCGATAATTTACAGACATCTTGCGGAATGGATTTCGGTTTTAGTATAGACCCTGACTCACTTACAGAAGTAGCTATTGACAAAAAGCATAAAAAGATATATCTTAAAGAACATATATATCGTAATGGTTTAAAAAGTCAAGAACTAGCTCAGATTATATTAGATAAAGTAGATAATAAATTAATTATAGCAGATTCAGCAGAACCAAGACTTATTGCCGACCTGAAGCATTTAGGTGTAAATATTAAATCAGTCAAGAAAGGAACTATTGAAAGTGGTATAACAAGAATGCAAGATTATGAATTAATAGTAAGTCCAGAATCAACAAACATAGCTAAAGAATTAAATAACTATGTATATGCAGATAAAGGGTCGAAATTATATCAAGATTCATTTAACCATGCAATAGATGGCATAAGATATAACGTAATATACCACTTAGATAATCCAAATGCAGGTAAGTATTATGTACAATAAAAAAAGGGGTTGCCCATTACAACCCCTTAACCAAACTTAAGAACAGAAGAAAACTTGGCAAATATACAAATTTTAAACTAAATATTAACTTTTTCTATTATATAATATGAAAGTCAAGGTCAAGAAGGATGGCAAGATTAAAAGTTTCAAATTAATAAACAATTGGTCAGATGTAAATCTAGATACTTGGATTAAACTAATTGAATTTGAAACGGGAAGTAAGACACAAGAAGCAGAAGGAACAATAGCAACTTTGTCAGATATGTCTAAGCAATTGATTAATCAGCTTAGTCTTAGAGATGTAGCTGTTATTATGGAAAAGATAGCAGAGTTACAAGCAGAGCAAAATAGTTCTTTAAAAAAGATAATTGAAATAGAAGGAGTTGAATATGGATTCCATCCGAATTTGGATGATATTACTCTTGGTGAGTATGCCGATTTGGAAACATTTATAAAAATGGGAGTAGAGCAGCACCTACCAGAAATTATGGCAGTTTTGTATAGACCTGTAGTTGAAAAGAAAAATGAGGTTTATACTATTGAAGCGTATGGAGGAGATTTAACTATACGAGCCGAACAGATGAAAAAGATGTCAGCAGAACAAGTGCAAAGTGCGCTGGTTTTTTTTTACAGTTTCGTCAGCGTATTGTCGGGGATTTCGGAATCATATTTGACCAAGAAGATGAAGGAAATGAAGACTCAATCGTCAGCGAAAGTGTAGGAGAGAAGTGGGGATGGTTCGGTGTCATGCACCGATTATGTAATGAACAGATTGTAAACTTAGAAAGGATAACAAACCTAAAATTGTTAGAATGTTTAACTTGGCTAAGTTATGAAACAGATTTGAATGAAAGTCAAAAAATGAAATTAAATGGTAAGCAACAAAACTTATAATAATGTAGTTAATACTTTGTTAAGAATGGCAGAGTACCATAAGAATATTAGTACAACATCAGTTGGAGATATTTGGTCAATTAATATTGAGAAAATGCAGAAGTTTGCATTGCTACATATTAATCCTATCTCAGTACAGACAAGCGATGCTACACTAACTTACAACTTTCAGATATTCATTATGGATATGGTAGATGAAAAAGCTGATTGGACTAAGAACAATGCAGATAGTAGATATACAGGAGAAACTAATTTCTCTAAACTTTACAAAACTTTAAGTAATGAGCAAGATGTTTACAGTGAAACTTTACAAATTGCTACAGACTTTATTGGAATGCTTAGACATTCAAAACAACAATCATTAAAAGGGGTTGACGATATTAATGAACCCCTATACTTTACAGAAGACCAATTTAACTTAGAGCCATTTCAAGAGCGTTTTGATAATCTTTGTTGTGGGTGGGTGTTTAATATGGGTGTATTAGTTCAGAATGATTTCCAAACTTGTAATATTCCTGTTAGTAGTCACGGAGCAGCGTACTAATGAAATTTAAAATAGGAAAATATAGAATAATAATAGGGTTTTTTAAAATAACAATAAAAATATAATATGGCAGACTTAACAGTAACAATAAGCGATTCAGTAGAATTAAATGGCGCAGTCAGAGGTGGGAGTAATACACTTACAGTAGCAGGTATAAATGATGTATTTGAAAGGATAGTAACTTGTCCACATAGTGCAACTACAACCATAGCTACATTTGCTTCGAACGTTTATGATAGTGCAGGAGCAATAGATAGAGAAAATGTAAGATACATTAGAGTAACAAACTTATCAGCAGAATATGATATTGAGTTGGGTGTAGGTGGAGCAGCATCTAATTACACAATCTTAATACCTGCAGCTAGTTCTCATATCTTAGCAAGAGCAGAAGATGTAATGATAGCAGAAGCAGATGCAGTACCAAGTTATGGTGCATTAGCTGACCTTGCTAAATTAGAAGTAAGACCAACAACTTCAAACAATATAAATGTAGAACTATTTGTAGCGGCTGTCTAAATGGATACAGCCAATATAGAAAGGTACTTAAAAAGCTTTGGTCAGAACGTAGTAGACGATTCTGAAAAGCTCTTATATTCTGAAAAGGGTAACACTGCTTTAGGCAAATCAATCAGGTTTGAAGTTGAAAAAACAGCAGATGGCTTTAGTACCAAATTCTATATGTATGATTATGGAACTTATTTAGATGAAGGAGTTTCAGGAAACAAAAAGTCACAATCTTTTACTGACTATAAAGGAAAAACAAGAAAAAGCTCTTACAGCTATACAACTAAAGGACCACCCATTGACATACTATCTAAGTGGATTAAGAAAAAAGGAATAAAAGGACACGGAATGAAAAAGGGTAGAGATAAAAATACAGGTCGATATATTTCAGGTTTAGCTATTTATATTAGCAAAAAGATTAAAACAAGAGGTATTAAAAGTCTTAGTTTCTTTCAAAAACCTTTAGGATTATGGTATGATAAATTACAAGACGATTTCTTAAAAATATTCAAACAAGATATAGAAAGCTATTTAACAACATTTTACAGACCAAAATAACATAAGATGCCATATAACGTAATAAAAATACAATCACCTACAGGGCAAAGAATGATACCTGTAGTGCAAGAACTAATTTATGTATATAGTTGCCTTGATGCAGTACAAAATGAATTAAATGTAAAGTATGTGTTCACTATTGGTGGTTATAAGGTTTTAACAACCTTAGCTACTGTTGATTTAATCGGACAGTTCAAAACTACACCAAATAATGCAGGTGTTGGAATGATGGAACTTAGTAACCTTATGAGTAGTTATGTTGGAGCTGATAATATGTCCAAAAGTAACTCCACTTGGAAGGGTAAAGGAAATGGAGGGAAACTTGTGCCAATTCATATAATTGATAGGTATAGTTTAAATAGTAATGCTGTACACGGCTTTACGATAAATTGTCAAGTGGAATATACAGATAGTTCTGGTACACAACAAATAACACCACCACCATTTCCATCATTTTTTATTATGATGAACGCTTATATAAAAAATAATGACCCATTATTTTTCACATCTAATCTTACTACAGGTGCTCAGTATGGAGGGGGTTATGATATGCAAAAGTTTGAAATGAGTAATGCAAATTTTGCAAAAGGGAACTATGGAAAGTTTCTAAGCAATTCGCCTACTACTCAATGGGCAAGACCAAATGATTATGGTACTATGTCGTATGTTCAAATAGGTGGGTTTGATATTAATACTGCAATTGTCTATAATAATGTAAGTTATTATAAATTTACATTCTACCCTGAATATGATGCAGGTGGTACTATTGTGCATTCAACAACAGTAGACAAAACTAAAGGTAATGGTGCTTTTGATGGAAACACCTCTGTAAATTTGTCAATACTAGCAGACACCTTGTTATATTTTGGGGCATTTCCTGGTAATATCAGAGCAATAGATGGACCATTTAGCACAAAGGTTGGAACAGATATTTTATCATATACAGTAGAGACTTATAATGCAGAAGGTGATAGATTATCAGAAACTAAAATAGTAAATATTGCTTGTGCTGACCATAAAGGTTATGAGCCAATTCGCCTTACTTGGTTAAATCAATGGGGTACTTGGGACTATTATACATTTATGCAAAAGTCAATTAAAACTATTAAAACAAAAAGCACTACATATAGCCCAACTAGTATTCAATGGAACTCGCAATTTAGCACACCATCAGGGGCTAGTCACAAGGGAGGTAAAAAAACCTTTAGAGTTAATGCAACTGAAACAATAAAAATGAATACAGATTACGTTACAGAAGAACATTCAGAATGGTTTGAAGAGCTTATAAATAGCCCTGAAGTTTATCAATTACGTGAAAGATATGGAACGAGAACTTATCCTCTTTTCTTTTCAGCTCCTGTCGTAGCGCCAACTATGAACGAATATGTAACACCTGTAACACTAAAAACTACAAGCTTAGTTAAAAAGACAAGGGCTAATGATGGTCTTGTTCAATATACATTTGAAGTAGAAAAGAGTAAGGAACTTAAAACTCAGACAATCTAATGAGTATTCAATTACAAGTTTTTCCACAATGGTTTGATGGTATTCTAAACCCACCCACTCTACCTGCACCAGAAGAGGTTACTAGTCCTTGTGCTACTAATCGGACAACAGCAAATTCATCACTTACTTTGGGTACTTATAGCACATTAGCTGTAAATGCTATAAATAATAGGTTAGCTATTGGAATGACTCCTCTTCAATGGTATGGATTTTATGGACCAACTTCAACTATTGATTCCCTTGCAACATCACCGCCAATCGTAACAACAACGTTACAAGGAGGTACAGGTGGAGCAGGAAGTGGTGTTATGCAAAAATTACAAGGGCTTATAGTAGGTCAAACTTATGAGTTTAAAATTACAGGAGCATTTAATTTTGGTTCAGGTTTAAGAATGTCTGTATATGAAAATAATACGCTTGTATTTGCTTCAGTTGCAACTACCAATGTTACTACTATCACCAGAGATTTTACAGCAACTAGTGTTAATAACACAATCATAATGGTGTATAATGTAAATGTAGACCCTAATGATTTAAAAGCAATTAACTGTATAAGTGTAAAACGAAAACCGACAACACCTACTTTAAAAACAAGCAATGGCTCTGTTATCGTTGACTTATATGAAGATGAAGATATACCTTTAACTTTTAGTGCAGATAATTTTAAAAATGCAGCAGAAAGCGTGCAATCATATTCTAAGGCTTTTAACCTTCCTGCTACAAAAAGAAACAATAAAATCTTTGATAATATATTTGAGATAACAAGATATGTAAGTGGCACTAATTTTAATCCTTTACGGAGAACTCACGCTACACTAAAACAGGATGGAATCATAATATTTGAAGGCTTTTTGAGAATGTTAGATATCTCAGAAAAAGATGGTGAAATAAGTTATAATGTAAATATTTACTCTGAAGTAACAGCTTTAGCAGATTCATTAAAAGATAGGACTTTTTCTGACTTAGGGTTTGAAGAGTTAGAACACGATTATACTTGGACTAATATTCGTAATAGTTGGAATACAGGTGGCGCAGGAATTACTTTTACTAATTCAAACACTTCAGGTTATAGGCTTTCACACAGAACGCTAAAATATCCTTTTGTAGATTGGAATCATCAGATGCCTGTAGATAATGGAAATTATGGTACAGCAGGAAACCCTAGACTTGTGAATTTAGAACAAGCATTTAGACCTTGGATAAACATACCTTATTTGATTAGCAGAATTTTTCAAGATTCAGAATTTACTTATACATCTTCAGTATTTGATTCTAATGATTGGAAGCATCTTTATATAGATTTTAATTGGGGTGCAGAACCAACAGGAGCAGCACCTATCAGAATGGACGCTTGTAATAGAAAAAGTAGTTTGAATGCCCACATTATAGCTCAACACCCTTCTTGGTCAACAATAAGATTGAGTCAAGTTAATGGTACAAGTAATGATGATTTATGGAACAACTCACTTTATAGATTTGTTTCTGATGTAAATAACCTAGCTGTAGATGTTAGTTACAGAATACAATTAATGAGTACAGCAACTATAAATAATTGGAGTGCAACAATGAGGGTCTGTAAATTTAATCAACTAGGGGTCGTATTAGAAGTATTTGATGAAGAAAGACCTGAAATAAGTCCAGGTGGAAGCGGTACACTTATAGGGACTTTTTCAACAGTATTACAAGCAAATGAATACATAGCCCTTGAAGCAACTACTTATAATAGTAATTCAAAAATAAAAGAGTCTGATGGAACTAATAGTTACCTAAATGTTACCTATTCAAATGAAGCATCACAAGTATATACTCTTTTAGATTCAGCAAGAGCAGATATTAACCAATGGCAGTTCTTAAAAGGATTGATGACTATGTTTAATCTCGTAGCAATTCCTGACCCTGATGACCCTGATAATATAATTTTTGAAACTTATGAAGAGATATTCCAAAATATAAGTAAAGGCAAAACATTATCAGCTAGAAATATCACTAAAGATTGGACAGACAAAATAGATGAATCAACTATAAAGTCAGAAATTTTATCAGACCTCTCTAAAAATATGGTATTTAGGTATGCAGAAGATGAAGATGATGCAGCCTTTAGGATTTACAAAAGAGATTCAGCAGGATTTTTATATGGAAGTAAAGAAGCAACAGAACCTGATTTGAATCTTTTGTCAGGCACAGAAGAAATAGTAGCTGAACCTTTTGCTGCTTCAGTTATGAAACCATTAATGCCACAATACCAAGAACTTGTAACGCCTGCTGTCTATGGGCTTAATGATGAGGGTCTTACTGAAGGTATTGACAACTTACCAAGAATTATGTTTAACAATGGCAGAAAAGATTTCAATTCACTTACTTATTATGTACCTGCTCAAAATGGGGGGTCGGCTGTAACAGCTCAAGATTCATACTTACAATTTAGTCATACTTTTCATACAAGCACTTTTGCACCCACATTCACTTCGCCAGATATAAACTTTGGTATTTGTCCTTTAATACCTCCAACTTGGACACCTACAGCAAACAATTTATTTAATTTATATTGGGCTCCGTATTACTTTGAACTTTACAACCCTAACACTAAAGTTATTACATTAAAAATTAAGCTGACAGGTGCAGATATTGCAGCATTTAAATTTAATGACCATATAATGATTAAGAACAGAGCTTATAGATGTAATAGAATAGACTACAAACCTAACGATTTGTCTACGGTTGAATTAATCCTTTTAAATTTTATATAATATGGCATTCCCCCCAACAAGTCCTGCTTTTAGAGCAAACACAACAGCCAGACCTGTTAGAGTTACTGATGCAGGAATAGTTGTTTTTACTTCAAGCCCAATAGGTTCAGAGCCAACCACCGTGGGGGCTAATCAGACTTTATGTGAAGCGTATGGATTTACTTGGCATAAGGCTACAGGAACTTGTAGGGCTTTTACACCAAACCCATTATTAGAAAAAGGCTTTAGAAATGAAACAAATCTAATATCAGGGCAAGAGAATTTTGCAGGTTCAGGAACTTCTAATTGTCAAATTGTAGGCTCAGAAAATACAATAATAGGTTCTTCAAGAAACAATACAATAGTAGGTACAAATAATTCTATTTCAGAATACGTTAACAATGCTAGTGTTTATGGTACTTCAGGTGAGGCTACAGCTAATAACTCAATTGTCTTAGGGGGTAACAGCCTAAATAGTGATATTACCAATAATGTAGCTAATAGGCAAACAATGACTTTTATGTATGGAGTTACAACAACAGATGGAACTACAACCAATGCGTATCTTAATAATAGAGTGCCTGTAGCTGATTCAGCCACCACTACTAATAATCCTTATGACAGTTATTTTGTAGTACCTGAAAATACAGCTATATATTTTCAATCAGAAACTTTAGCAGTAAGAGTAGGTGGTTCAGCAGGAGCAGGAGCAGTCGGAGATTTCAAATCTTGGGTTGAAAGGGGTGTAGTTATAAATAAATCAGGAACACTTAGTATTGACAGGAGTAGAACATCACCTGCTGATTCAGGGTCAACAGGTAGTTGGAGTCCTGTAAATTCAGTGTCAGGAACATACTTTTTACAAACAGTAACAGGCAAAGCAGATATGACGTTAGAATGGGCATCGACAATTAGAATGACACAAATAAAAACAAACGTAACTTTATAACAATGGCAGATATACTAGCATTAATAGAAGGATATGGATTACCATTAGTATTATTATTAGGAGCATTGTATGCTTTGTACAGGTTTTTAGTATTTAGTTTATATGAAGTAAAAAACCAATTTTCTCGGTATCACGAAAAGAACGCAGAAGATATGAACGAGATAAAAAGAAAGATAGACATTATTTTAGAATTTATAAAGAAATAAAGATATGGCAAAAGAGGTTTTAGAAATGGAAGTTAAGTCAAACATAAAATCAGTAACTAAAGATACTGATGAAATGGCTCAATCTGTAAAAGGTGCGAAAGAAGAAACAAAAGGTTTGGCAAAAGAAACTGAAAATGTTGGTGATGCAAGTGAAAAATCAGTAAGTGGAGTTAAAAAACTAACTGTAGGTTTTAAGACTTTAGCAACAGCAACAGGCTTTATATTTTTATTGAATAAAGCGTTTGAAGCATTCCAAGAAATATTAGGAAAAAATCAAAGAGTAGTAGATGCTCTTGATGTTGCTATGGAAAGTCTAAGTATAGCATTCAATGATTTATTTGGTTTTATAGAGAGCAATATAGGTAAAATAACAGGATTTTTTAAGTCAATATTTGAAGACCCAACACAAAGCGTAAAAGATTTTGGAACAGCTATTAAAGACAATCTGATTGAAAGGTTTAATAGTCTATTAGATACTTTTGGACATTTAGGAAAAGCTCTAGGTCATTTAATGGAGGGAGAATTTGGTGCAGCATTTGATAGTGTAAAAGATGCAGGAAAAGAAAGTATAGACATTTGGACAGGGGTTGACAATAGTGTAGATAAACTTGCAACCACTATGACTAATGCGGCAGGGAAAATTAAGGATTACGCAACAGAAACATTTGAAAGTGCTAAAGCAACAATTGAATTGAGAAAGGCAGCGGAATTAGCAGCTGTAACAAATCAAGGTATCATAGAACAGAAAGATAGAGAAGCTGAATTGCAAAGGCAAATTAGAGATGATGAAACTAAGACTTTTGCTGAAAGAATTACAGCTAATGAAAAATTAAAAACTATATTAGAAGACCAAGAAAAGCTAATGTTAGCTAATGCACAAGCAGCAGTAGATTATGCACAAGCACAAAAAGATATAAATGCAAGTGATGAAAATAAAATAAAACTTCAAGAAGCGTTAAATGAGCAAGATGCAATTAAGGCACAAATTGCAGGTTTTATGTCAGAACAGCTTACAAACCAAGTATCGTTAGAAAAAGAATTAGGAGAAGTACAAAATGAGGTTCTTCTAGCAGGATTAGAAGGATTAGCTTTAGAATTAACCGAACTAGAAAGAGCGTATGAATTAAAATTAGAAATGGCTAGAAAAGCAGGAGCAGATACTGCTGCTATTACTGAACAATATGAAAAAGAAAGAGGTGATATCATAAAAGGCTATCAAAAAGAAGAAGTAAGGTCTATTGAAGAACTTTCTAAAAATGAAATTAAATGGGCTGAGATGACTGCTGATGAAAAAATGAATATAGCAGCAGAAACAGCAGGGAATCTATCTACGGTATTAGGAGAAACAACAGCAGCAGGAAAAGCAGCAGCTATCGTTCAAGCTACTATTGATACATACGCAGCAGCACAATCTTCTTTTAAAGCAATGGCAGGTATTCAAGTAGTTGGTCCTGTTCTTGGTGGTATTGCAGCAGCAGCAGCAATTGCCAGTGGTTTAAAGAATGTTCAAGCTATCGCATCAGCAGGAGGTGGAGGAGGAGGAGGTGGAAGTATATCAGCACCTGCTACAGCTGAAACGCAACCACCAGCACCACAAATGATGTCAGGTGACTTTAGTATTGGTGGACTAGAAGCCCCAGAACCTATCAAGGCGTTTGTCGTAACCGACGAAATGACATCGAGCCAAAACCAATTGGCTGACATAAGACGTAGAGCTACAATTTAAAAATCAAACAAACTAACTAAAAATCTATTATATAATATGCCGTGTAAAAAATGTAAAGACGAAAACTATAAATGGGGGAACACTGGTGAGTGTAAATACGCCACTAAAGAAGCCTGTGAAAAAGCTAATCCTAAAAAATATAATAAAATGAGACCAACACCACTAGGGAAAAAAACGTATGAAGAATACGCAAAAGAATTAAAAGAATTTAACTTAAGTTCAGAAGTTAAAAAAGTAGAACTAGGTATTCTTCAAGATGGACAAAAAATAAGTGAAAGAGTCAAAGCTGAAATAAAAAAAGCACAAGACCAAATAGCTGATTTGACTAAATTTTCAGGAAGAGCTAATGATGTAGTAAAGGTTATTAATGGAATGAGAAAGGATATAGAAACAGAATTGAAAAAATTCGATAACGCCTCAACTGCTGTTGGAGAAGAAAAAAGAGATTTATTTATGACTTCTCAAAAATTAAAAGATGCAGTAGCAGAATTAGATAAAATTTCTAATGAATTAACAACTGTTGCAAAGGATATGGGTGTAGATGTTCCTGGTTTAGCAGATTTTAAAAGATTAGCTGCTCAAGGAAAATCTTTTGATAATGTTATTGAAAAAGCATATAATGGAGTTAACATACCACAAAGACCTAGTCAATCATTTTAAATATGGAAACTAAAATAGTAGAATTAGTAATAGATGATAGCTCACAAGAGTTAGCAATAGATGCTATTAGTTTAGTATCATCACCTGCAATAGAACAAGACTTTGTATTCTTTGGAAAAGAGAAAAACAACTTGACTTTTGCTAAAATAGATGAAGAAAAGCGTATGTTAGTTTCTCCCGCTTTAATTCCTAACAAGCAAATCTTTCGTTATGACCCGAATACGGATTCAGACTACTACGTCTATTTTAGTCCTGATACGGTGCGAAAAGCCAGTGAACTTTATTTAAAACATAACAATCATCACAAAGCTACCTATGAGCATCAAGATAGGGTGTCAGGTGTTTTAACAGTTGAGTCTTGGATTATAGAAGACACTAAAACAGATAAAAGTACTTTGTATGGCTATTCACTTCCAAAAGGAACGTGGATGGTAAAAATGAAAATAGAAAATGAAGAACTTTGGCAAAAAATTAAGGCAGGGGAATTGAAGGGCTTATCTATAGAAGGTTACTTTACTAATAAATTTGAGTCTATGCAAAAACAAGAGCCAACTAATGAAGAAATACTGAAGGCTTTGAATGAAATAATCACAAAATCAAACGTATAGAAAATATTTCTATTATATAACAAACTCACACTAACAAAAAACTATTATGGATTTAAAAGAACAAATTTTAGTAGCTCTTGGTCTTGACAACAAAGAAAAAGAAGTTACGTTAGCTTGGCAGTCAAAAAGCGAAGATGGAACTATTTTCGTAAGTACAGCAGAAGAGCTAGAGGCTGGGGTTGATATTTCGGTATTAACGGAAGATGGCACGACTATATTATTACCTGTCGGTACTTATAAAACGGATACTGGGGTTTCTTTCAGGGTAGAAGAGGAAGGGATTGTTGCTGAAGTTATAGAATCCGAAACGGAAGAATCTGAAACTGCTGAAGAAGAATTATCAGAAGAAGCAGTTGAATTAGCTCCTGAAGATGAAGAAGAAAAAAAATATGCAGATGTTGGAGATTGGGAAGGTATGGAAAAGCGTATCCAAAACTTAGAAGATGCCGTTGCTGACCTTAAAAGAGATAAAGTAGGTGGTGATGACGAGGTTGAAGAAATGTCTGAAGCAACTGAAGAGCCTTCAACAAATCCAAAATCAATAAAAACTACAGAAGTAGTTGAATTTTCAGCAGAAGATGAGTTAGAAAAATTAAAAGCTGAAAACGAAAAATTAAAAACAGAATTAGCAGAAACTCCTGCTGAGTCTCCAATAAATACAAATAAATTTAGTTCGGAAAGACCAACTCCAACTGCACAGGATTTCAAAAGAATGACTAGTCAGGAGAAATTCTTATACAACTTAAATAAATATTAATAACTAAAAAAACAAAAAAAAATGGCGTTTACTACAACATCAAACTTTGCGGGTAAGGCGGCAGGATTTTATATTTCTGCGGCTTTAAAAGCATCAAACTCGTTAGACTATCTTACTATGATAGAAAACGTGAAATTTAAATCTAATATCCAACAAATGGCGGGTTCAGGAGTGGTTGCGGATGCAACGTGCAACTTTAATGGAGCAGGAACTCTTGCTTTAACCGAAAAGGTTTTGGAACCAAAAAATCTACAAATCAATTTGGATTTGTGTAAATCTACGCTTTTGGATTCATGGGAGGCGTTACAAATGAGAGCAGGAGCAGGTGCACCACCTCCAGCATCTTTTGATGATTATGTTATCTCTTACATGGGTGATATTATAGCAGAAGCAACTGAAAATTCAATTTGGACAGGAACTGATGTAGCGGGGAAATTTAATGGTTTCTTAGGAGCAGTAACTGGTTTATTACTTCCTGGAGTTGATGGAACAGTTGTTCAAGATGCAGCAGGAGGTGCTTATACTGCAGGAACTATTATTGCTGAATTACAAGGTGCAGTAGCTTCTATACCAACTTCAACTTTAGGTAAAGAAGATTTACACATCTATATGAGTCAAAGAACTTACCAATACTACATTTCAGCAGTATCTACTTTAGGATATGTAAATGCTTACAATATGAATGGAGATTACGTACCAATGTTTGAAGGGTATAAAATTGCTGTTTGTAACGGAATGGCAGAGAACGAATTAGTAATAGCTCAAAAATCTAACTTATTTTTCGGAACTGACCTAATTTCGGATGCAACGAGAATTACTTTAATGGATATGGCTGCTTTGGACGGGAGTGATAACATGAGATTAGTTGCTCGTTACTCAGCAGGTGTTCAAACTGGAGTAGGAGCTGATATCGTAAGACAGGCGTAATAATATAAAAACAGAGAAGGAGGGTGTCAAAACCCTCCATCTTTTAACCCTTAAAACATAAAATAATATGGCATGTACAGCTTTAACACGCGGAAGAGGTCTCGACTGCAACCGCATATCAGGGGGCGTAAAAAAAATATTTTTCTCTGTATATGATTCAAATGTTTCTTATACTTATGACGCAACACACCCTTTAGAAATTGACGCAATAGATTGGAATGGTAGTACTATTTATGAATATGTAACACCTCTTGGAGTAGCTAGTGTGACAGACACTATTACAGGCTCTACCGAAAATGGAAGTATTTTTTACACTCCAAGCGTAAACGTTATTCTTAACAGACTAACGAAAGAAGACCAAAATGAAATTAAACTTTTAGGAAAAAGTAAAGTAAGAATTTTTGCACAACTTAATCAACAACTAGCTAATGGACATGATGTATTTATAGCATTAGGAATGTCTAATGGAATGGAATTAAATACAGGTACTATGGATAGTGGCGCGGCATTCGGAGACAGAAACGGATATACGTTGACCTTCAGCGGTTTAGAACCATTACCATTTGCAATGTTAGAAGATTATACTACAATTCCTTGGGACCAAAGTGGATTTATTAATGAAGCAGGAGATTTCCCAACAACTTCTTAAAATAATTAGTAGTTTTCATATATTCTTAGTTTAGGGGGCTTTTTAGCCCTCTTTTCTTTTTTAATCCAAACAGAATCAAAGTTTTTCTATTATATAGTATAATGATACAAGGAACAACAGAAACCACTTTTTCAGCTTACATTACAACAGAAGATAATCGTATTGACACTTCAGTTGTTACAAGTAAGTTGAGATATCTTTTTAAGATAACTAATGATATGGATGGTTCTATTTATTATGTTTATCCTGAAGTAATAAGTGTATATCCAAGAACTACACATTTAAGTATTAAATATAGTGCAACTCCTGATATGTATTTACATCAAGTTAAGTTAATTCCTTCAGGTCATTACAAATATGAAGTTTATGAAGTAAGTTGGATAGGTACTCCGACATTAACTGAAACTACTGCACCTGCTACGGAAACCACAATACTACCTGTAAGCAACGCAAATGGTATAGTACAAGGAATAGTTACAAAAGGAATTTTAAATATGACAGATAAAGCAGGAACAGAGCAAGTTCAATATACACAACGTGAAGCTCCTGCATCTACAAATTATATATATTACGGACAATAAAATAAAATAAAAAATGGCAATAGAAAATGTACAACAGCTTTTAACAGAGCAATTAGGGAAAAATGGTAGCACAGAAATTTTTACTACGGCAGCTCAAACAAGTAAAGATTGGTATTGTGTTTACTTTCCTGTGACTAGTGTAGTAAGTGCTATAACAGTAGCAGACGCAACAGGTGAAGCAGCTTTACAAACGACACTACCAGCGGGGACAACTCTTTTTATGAACGTGACGGCAATTACCCTCACGAGTGGTGTTGGTATCGGTTACTACGAAGGTATAACAACATAAAATATGTTAGCACTAAAACAAGCATTGAGCTTAGTTACTATTGGTAGAAGAAGTAATGAGTGGTCACCTATTTTAGAGTCAAGTCTAGTATCTTGGTATAAATTTAACACAGGAATTGGATTAACAGGTTCTGATGTTAGGGCGTGGCGCGATTCAGGTACTAAAGGGCTAGATATGCTTCAAGGTACAGCAGCAAATCAACCTGCATTTTCAGCAGGTGTTCTAACTTTTGACCCTTCAGCACCTAGTTTTCTTTCTGTATCTGGAGACGAAATAACGTTACCAAATGACTTTACAATAGGTGTAAGATTAAATATAGCAGCAACAGGTGGAATAATCGTTGGTGATAATACAGAAGATGGCGAGTTAGTTAAAGTATTTTCAAACAATAAAATTGCTGTTAGAATAGATAATCAGACAAGAGTAGACCTCCAATTAGACAGCGGAAGTTTATTAGAAAGTGAGTCTTATATGGTAATAACAAGAACAGGTGGTAGTGGTGATTTAAAATTATATTGGAATGGCGTGTTACAAGCATCTTCAGCAGCTATGACAGGAACAGCTAATATTGATTCAATAGGTGTAAGAAAAACAAATCAAAATCCATTTGATGGAACAATAAGAGAAATACAGATTTACTCTTCAGCAAATGATACCTTGTCAACAAATGTAGGTAATAGGTTGTCAACTCTATAAAAAATAAAATATGAAAGATAACATAATCAACATCAATTTGGAAACGAGCACAGCTCCTGTAATTCAGGAAGTACGTGGAAAAGACTATATTGAGTACGGCGATGCTAATGGCGAGTGGAGAAACCTCTACCCTCAGTTCCTGATAGACCTTTATTATTCTAGTTCAATAACTGCTGCGATTGTCAATTCTACTTCGGAAATGATTGCAGGAGAAAACCTTATCATAGAAGATGAAGATGATAGGGATATGGAAGCTAAAATAAAGCTGCAGAACTTTATGAATAGAGCTAACAGTAATGAAAGCCTACACGAAGTTATAAAGAAATTAGCTTTTGACTTTAAATTACAGGGAGCGTTCGCAATCAACATTGTGTGGTCTAAGGACAGGACGCAAATTGCAGAAATTTATCACGTGGATGTTTCTAAAATACGTTGTGCTAGACCTGATGCTTTTGGAAAAACTACAGGTTATTATATTTCAGCAGATTGGTCAAATACTAGACAAAACAAACCTTATTACGTTTCTGCTTTTAATGCAAACGATAGAAGTTGTGCTAATCAAATTATGTATTCAGGTTTGTATTCCCCGAATATGAACAGTTATTATACTCCAGATTGGGTCTCTTGTTCTAACTGGGCACTTATAGATGGTAGAATCAGCGAATATCATCTCAACAACATAAGTAGCGGTTTTTCGGGTTCTTTTATGGTTAATTTTTCAAACGGGATTCCAACCGCTGAAGAACGTCGTCAGATAGAACAAAGTATTACTGACAAATTTACTGGTCAGAAAAATGCGGGTAATTTCGTACTCACATTTAGTGACGATAAAACTAGAACTCCTGAAATACAATCTATAAGCCCATCAGATTTGGATAAGCAATATTTGGCATTGCAAGAACTGCTCACCCAAAATATTTTGAGTGGACACCGTGTAACTAGTCCAATGTTAATGGGAATTAAAAATGATACAGGTTTAGGTTCAAATGTAGATGAACTTAACTCAAGTGGAAATTTCTATTTAAATACTGTTGTAAAACCATTCCAAGACCATTTGGTAAAACAGTTAAGGAAAATATTCCAAGTTAATCTAATGGATATGCCTGTAAACTTCGTACAACTTAAACCAATAACTCTAGAATTTACATCTGAAGACTTAAAAGGAGTAATGACTGAAGAAGAAATAAGAAATGAATTAGGACTAGAGCCATTAGACGTTGAAGTAAGAGAAGATTTTAGCAAAGTTGGAATGGTAGACGGAAAGCCTGTTTTTAGTACCATAGAAGAAGCTGAAGCTCACGCAAAGACTTTAGGGTGTGAAGGGTATCACGAACATGAATTAGACGGTAAAACGGCTTATATGGCTTGTAAAGACCATTCTGAAGCTACAGAATTATCAAAATTTATTAAAGAATTTGGAGAAGACGAGCCTGAAGGTTATACTTTATTGGATGAAGAAATGGTAGGTGATGAGCATCAAGATTTTGATTTTGAAAATGAATTAAACGAAATAGGAAAAGTAGAACTTGCAACGGTACCTAAATCTGATAGAGATGGATTAGATGACCAAGATGGTTGGAGTAAAAAGGTTAGTAAATTTTTTAAAGTAAGATATAAATACGATAGAGATTCTTCACTTACTAATAAATCAGGAACTAAAAGAAGTTTTTGTAGAAAAATGATGAGTGCGAATAAACTATATAAAAAATCTGATTTAGTAGCATTAGAAAATAAGGAAGTAAATCCCGGTTTTGGTATTGGTGGTTCAAATAAATATTCCAT